AGATATACTTATGGCAATACATTTTTATGGTATGCCAATACTTGCAGAAAACAACAAACCAAGATTATTATACTATTTAAAAAGAAGAGGCTATAGAGGTTACTCTATGAATAGACCTGATAAAGTTTGGAATAAACTATCAGCCGCTGAAAAAGAAATAGGTGGTATACCAAACTCTAGCGAAGATATAAGACAAGCACACGCTGCTGCAATTGAAAGTTATATAAATTCTTATGTAGGAATAAATGCTAACGGTGAATATGGAGATTTATATTTTAATGAAACATTAAATGATTGGGCTAAGTTTGATATAAACAAAAGAACAAAGTTTGATGCGGCGATAAGTTCTGGTTTAGCAATTATGGCATGTAATAAAAATCTATATGCACCTAAACCAGCTAAACAATTAAAAAACAAAGTAAATTTTAGTTTTGCTAAATACGATAATAAAGGCAATTTTTCAAAAATAATAGAATAAATGAGTAAAGTACTAACAAGAGGTATATTTCCGAGCCAAGCAGTATCTGATGCTGAAAAGGCTAGTAGCCAATACGGATTAGAAATAGCGAAAGCTGTCGAATCTGAATGGTTTAAGAAAGACTCGGGTAGCTCACGTTATTTTGCAAATAGAGATAATTTTCATAGATTAAGATTATATGCAAGAGGCGAGCAAAGTATACAAAAATATAAAGATGAATTGTCTATTAATGGTGATTTATCGTATTTAAATTTAGATTGGAAGCCAGTTCCAATTATACCTAAGTTTGTAGATATAGTTGTAAATGGTATTGGAGAAAGAACATATGATATAAAAGCATATTCACAAGATCCAGCGTCTGTTGAAAAAAGAACAAAGTATGTTGAAGATATTGTTAGTGATATGCAAAATAAACAGTTATTACAGACTGTTGAAACTGAATTAGATTTAGATTTATTTAAAACAGATAAAAACAAATTACCTGAAACAGATGAAGAGCTTCAGTTGCATATGCAGCTTGATTATAAACAATCTGTTGAAATTGCGCAGGAAGAAGCTATAAATAATATATTTGACATAAATAAATACGATTTATTAAAGAAAAGAGTTGATTATGATATAGCAGTAATTGGTATGGGCGCAGTAAAAAATAGTTTTAATACCGCTGAAGGTATTAAATTAGAATATGTTGACCCTGCTGATTTGGTTTATTCATATACTGAATCACCTTATTTTGATGATATATATTATGTAGGCGAAGTAAGAAGAGTACCTATATCTGAACTTAAAAAACAATTTCCAGAATTAACCACAGAAGATATTGAAGAATTAGAAGGATACGGAGCAGGTAATTCTAAACTATACAATAAATCATATACAGCAGAAAGTCAAGATAGAAACTATGTATATGTATTATATTTTGAATATAAAACTTTTGAAAATCAAGTTTATAAAATAAAAGAAACATCTACGGGCGCAGATAAAGCTTTGAAAAAAGACGATACATTTAATCCACCCAAAGACAATAGAGCTAGATTTGAAAGAGTTAATCGTTCAATTGAAGTATTATATGAAGGTGCGAAAATTGTAGGTTTTGAAAAATTATTAAAATGGCGTAAAGCTGTAAATATGACAAGACCAAAGTCTGATATTACAAAAGTTCAAATGAGTTATAGTATTGTAGCGCCAAGAATATATAAAGGTAAGCCTGAATCATTAGTTAGTAGAATGACATCTTTTGCAGACATGGTTCAAATAACGCATCTTAAATTACAACAAGTATTATCTCGTATGGTTCCTGACGGGGTATTTTTAGATGCGGATGGTATTGCTGAAGTGGATTTAGGTAATGGCACAAATTATAATCCACAAGAAGCATTAAATATGTATTTCCAAACAGGTTCTGTTATTGGTAGATCAATGACACAAGACGGCGAATTTAATAATGGTAGAGTGCCTATTCAAGAATTAAGAGCATCAGGTGGTAATACAAAAATTGCAAGTTTAATTCAATCTTATAATTATTATTTACAAATGATGCGAGATGTTACAGGATTAAATGAAGCAAGAGATGGAAGTACGCCTGATAAAAATGCATTAGTTGGTTTACAAAAATTAGCAGCAGCTAATAGTAATACAGCAACAAGACATATATTGCAAGGCGGCTTATATGTAACATTAAAAACAGCAGAAGCAATATCATTAAGAATTGCTGATGTGTTAGAATATTCAAATACTAAAAATAATTTTATACAGTCATTGGGTAAATTTAATGTAGGCACGTTAGATGAAATAAAAGAATTACATTTACATGACTTTGGAATATTTTTAGAATTAGCACCAGATGAAGAAGAAAAACAATTGCTTGAAAATAATATTCAAATGGCTATCACACAAAAGCAAATTGAATTAGAAGATGCAATTGATGTAAGAGAAATTAAAAATCTTAAATTAGCTAACCAATTATTAAAGCTAAGAAGAAAACAAAAATTTGAAAGAGATAGACAAATGCAATTACAAAATATTCAAGCTCAATCTCAATCAAATGCACAAGCTGCCCAAGCTGCGGCTCAAGCTGATATGCAAAAGCAACAAGGTATTGCGCAAAGCAAAGTGCAAATTGCAGAAGCACAAACACAATTTGATATTCAAAAATTAGAAAGAGAGGCTGCGATTAAGAAAGAATTAATGGAATTTGAGTTTCAATTAAACATGCAGCTTAAAGAAAAGGAATCTGAAGTGATTAAAAATAAAGAAGCATACAAAGAAGATAGAAAAGACGAAAGAACAAAAATACAGGCTTCACAACAAAGTGAACTTATAGATCAGAGGAAATCTGGTAAGCCACCAAAAAATTTTGAATCCGCAGGATTTGATACATTAGGTGGATTTGGTTTAGAGCAATTTGAACCAAGATAAATTTTTTAAACAATTATATAATATTTTATTATGGCAGAAATTAAAGCTAAAGTGGTAGACGCTGAAGAACCGTCTATTCAAGAAAAAGAAGAAGCATTACAGAAAAAAGCTACGAGCTTTGATGAAGATTCTGGAATGTACAAAGTAAATTTAAACGAACCTAAACAACAAGAAGATGCCGTTCAAGAACAAGAAACAGAAGATGGCGTGTTACGCGGAAGCAGCGAGAATGAAGAAGCTGGGCAAGAAACCGAAGTGGAATTGCAAGAAGTACGACAAGAAGAAAAAGTAGAAGAAACACCAGTATTAGAAGAAGTAACAGATGATGAAACCAGTAATGACGAGGCTCCAGTGGTTGCAAAGCAAGAAGAAAGCAAAGTTGAACCGGTTGAAGAAACAAAAGTTGAAACCAAAGAACCAGAAGTAGAATATCCTGAAAACATGATGGACTTAGTTAAGTTCATGAACGAAACAGGTGGTACTATTGAAGACTATGTTCGATTAAATGCAGATTATACTAACGTTGATGAAAATACATTGTTAGTAGAATATTATAAACAAACTAAACCTCATTTAAGTTATGATGAAATACAATTCCTTATGGAAGATAAATTTTCATATGACGAAGAAGTAGATGAGGATAGAGATATAAAAAGAAAAAAATTAGCTCTTAAAGAAGAGGTTGCAAATGCTAAAGGCTTTTTAACAGGTCTTAAGGATCAATATTACAAGGAAGTCAAGTTGGGTTCTAAGTTAGCTCCTGAGCAACAAAAAGCAATAGAATTTTTTAACCAATACACTGAAGAGCAAAAATCAGCTAATGAATTATTAGCAAAGCAAACGCAACATTTTGAACAAGAAACAAGTAAGGTTTTTAATGACAATTTTAAAGGTTTTAATTTTAACGTTGGAGACAAAAAATACAGGTTTAATGTAAAAGATGTAAGCCAAGTAAAAACACAAAATTTATCAAATGTTTTTGATAAATACGTTAATGAGAATTCACTTCTTGATAACGCTGCGGGTTTTCACAAAGCTTTATTTGCGGCTCAAAATCCTGATGCAATAGCAAATCATTTTTATGAGCAAGGTAAGGCAGATGCCATAAAACAAATGACTGCAGAAGCTAAGAACATTAATATGGATCCTAGAAAAACTGCAGATGGTTATGTTGAAACTGGAGGAATAAAAGTAAGAGCTATTTCAGGCGATAATAATTCAGGGCTAAAAATTAAACTAAAAAATTATTAACAAAAAAAATTAATTTAAAATGGCAAGTGATGCAAGTTTCGCGTTAGGAACGACTGGATTAGTCTCTCCTAGCGTACAAAAAATAGCTTCTCCATCTTCGTTTTTAGATATTAGAAACGACGGTTGGACTAAGCAATATCTACCTGAGCTTTATGAAGCTGAAGTAGAAAAATATGGTGATAGATCTATCTCTGGATTTATCCAAATGTTAGGTGCTGAGATGCCTATGGCTTCTGATCAAGTAATTTGGTCTGAGCAAGGTAGATTACACATAGCATATCAAGCAACAGTACAAACTGATACTGGTGTTTTATCGGCTGTAAAAAATATTGATAACACAGGTGGTTCTTCATTAACTGGTGACGAAATTGCTTTAAGAAAAGGCAATACATTAGTATGTGAAGTAGAAGGAGTAGTATTTAAAGCTTTTGTACAGGATGATGGTTCTGTATCTGCTTTAACTATCAAACCTTATAACGCTACTGACGTAGGAGATATTACAGGAATTACGGATGCTACTCCTCAAACTATTAAACTATTTGTTTATGGTTCTGAATTTAAGAAAGGTAGCGTTGCAATGACTGGTGCTATTGAGCCAAACTTTTTATCTTTAACTAACAAGCCAATGATTATCAAAGATCATTTTGAAATCGCTGGTTCTGACGCTGCTCAGATTGGTTGGGTTGAAGTATCTGGTGAAAATGGACAATCAGGTTATTTATGGTATTTAAAATCTCAAGGTGATACAACTAAAAGATTTGAGGATTATTTAGAAATGGCAGTTATTGAATCTGAAAAGAAAAATGGTGGTCATGCTGATATTCCTGAAGGATCTGAAGGTTTATTATCTGCAATTGGTAACAGAGGTATTGTAGCTACAAGTTTCTTTGATAGCGAGTCTGCTGTTGCTGATGAACTTGGTGATTTTGATGCTTTAATTGCTGAATTAGATTCACAAGGTTCAATTTCTGAAAACATGTTATTCTTAGATAGAACATCTAATCTTCATATTGATGATATGGTAGCTGGTTTAAATCCAAATATTTCTGGAGCATTAAACTTTGGTGCATTCAACAACTCAGAAGATATGGCGTTAAATCTTGGATTTAATGGTTTCAAAAGAGGTGGTTACGAATTCTATAAAACTGACTGGAAATATCTTAACGATAAATCTACAAGAGGAAATGTTGGTTCATTAAAAGGAGTGTTAGTACCTGCTGGTACATCTTCAGTTTATGACCAAAATCTTGGGAAAAACGTAAGAAGACCTTTCCTTCACGTAAGATATAGAGCTAGTGAAGCTGATGATAGAAAACTTAAAACATGGATTACAGGTTCAGTAGGTGGAGCTTCTACAACTGGAACTGACAACATGGAAGTTCACTATCTATCAGAAAGATGTTTAGTAGTTCAAGCTGCTAACAACTTCGTTAGATTTGATTCTTAATATTTATTAAAGGTTCGGGTGCTTCGGCACCCAGCCTTTTATTAACATTTTTATTATATTATATTATGGCAAAAACAAAAACAAAACCTGTTGAGGTTAAACAACCTAAATGGGAAATAAAAGATAAGTTATACGAATTAACTATAAATGAAACACCTATAGTATTCACATTAAAAAGCAAAGGCATTTTATTATTTGATGAAGAAATGGGTTATGAAAGAGAAATTAAATATTGTGAAAATCAAAAAACAATATTTACAGACGAAATGAAAGGACCACAAAGATTGTCGCATATTTCATTTAGAGATGGCAAACTTTTTGTTCCAAAAGAAAAACAAACATTACAAAAATTTTTAGCAGTACATCCTGATAATGGAAAAAGATTTGCAGAATATAATCCTGTACAAATAGCTGAAAATGATTTAAGCTTTATTGAATTAGAAATTGAAGCATTAAATACAGCAACACAAATAGATGTTGATCATGCTGAAGCAATTTTGAGGTCTGAGATTGGAAATAAGGTATCTGAGATGACTTCTAAGGAGCTTAAAAGAGATTTGTTATTATTTGCTAGAAACAACCCAGAATTGTTCCTAGAATTAGCAAATGACGAAAACATAAATATTAGAAATGTAGGTATAAAAGCAACAGAAATGAATTTGATTGCGCTTTCAAATGATCAAAGAACATTTACTTGGGTATCTACGGGTAGAAAACTTTTAACAGTACCATTTGATGAAAACCCATATTCAGCATTAGCTGCTTGGTTTAAAACAGATGAAGGCGTTGAAGTTTACCAAACAATTGAAAAAAGACTAAAATAAGTCAGTAGTGGTTGAGCCGCTACGGCGGCTTAATCATTATATAAATTAAAATTATGGCAATATCAGTTGATACAGTATATAAAACAGTATTATCAATATTAAATAAAGAATCTAGAGGTTTTTTAACACCTGAAGAATT